GCATATTCGTACCAGTCCGGATCGCGAACACCATGAACGGCAAGAAAGCTTTCGCACCACGTCCGGCGAAGATCAGGATTACCGTTATGTACGGCCTTTGGTGCCTTGCGTACCAGGTCAATAATGGTCTGTCGGTCGTAGCCTTTGATGTCGGGGATAATGCCCACTGTCATCGACATTCGCTTCCAGTCTTCCCGGTCTTCGGCGATGATACGTTTTGCAAAATCCATTGCAGGACGCAGGTTATTCAGATCCAGCTCCTCACAGAAACCACAGGCGAGCTCATAGTTAATCGTTCTGTGTGTCGGTTTTTCGCTACGGCGTGGACGTTCTGGCTTATTTACGTCGGCGACAATTACTTTATGTGGCCCGGATTTTTTAACGGGTGCTGGTTTATTCTTCAGGCGTTCAGCCCATTCCTTAACCAGCAGGCCGCGGTTAATGTGTTCAGCACTGAACCATTCCTTAAAAAACTTAATAGTGGTGCATAACTCAGGCACTTTTCCATCGACAGGAAATACCTGTTTATGCGCATTCACTGCTTTGTGAATATCGTGCTCGATAGCTTTCTTGAACGCTTCAACATTCTCGGCGGCAAGCAGCAGGTTCTGGACATATGAATTATCGGTGTCCATTTCGAGACGTAGAATTTCTTTTTTCTGGGAGGCGTCGACGTGATAAAGATACTCACCTTCACCTATGTGCTGAGCAAGAACGCGGTGACGGAGGGGCATAGTTGCGACAACAGTCAGCTCGGGGGCTGGGGTAGGGCTGTTGCCTTTGTTCTCAAAATTTTCGGAGTGGTCTTCCAATACCTCGCCTGTTTCGGTATCAACACCGTCAACGATGTGCTGGCGGGCCACGGCGGCGGCTTCAGATGATGGCAGGGTGACGCCGGGGATTTGTTCCCAAGTCATGCCATCTTCACCGAGGCGATAATAATTAGTGAAGGTAAAACTTATTTCACCTTCCGGCGGCAGCTCGTTGACTACCGGAAAATTGGTGCGGATCGGCCTTGCATAATCCTTACCGCGGCCGGTTTCAATTTCAGCATCTTCCAGAACGACATCCAGCATAAGGTTGGCGCGCGCTTCTGATTTTGCAGTGAACCAGACCGTCGCATCTTGCTTTCCGGATTTCTGCGTAGCTTTTACTACATAGAAAAATTCCATGTGAGATCCTCTTTTTTAGATGTAAGATCCCCGGGCCAGAGATAGCGCCCATTGGGTGAACTTTGGTTTTTTGTGTAGTTTTCCGGTGGAACTTTGGTCGGTGTCACCGGACGTATGGGCCGCCTTGCGCGGCTTTTGCGTTAACTTTCGTGCGCCATTTGGTCGTATGAGGCACAACGTACAGAGCAGTAATCGCGCTCTTCATGTGTCAGCTGCGCGCCGCGAATCAGCATCAGCTCGTTTTTTACTTCTTTGCCTTGCTCAATCGGCTTTCCACACAGGTGGTAAGCGCATGTCTTTTGTTTAAGCATCCGGATCTCCTTTCTGCGCCAGCAGGTAGCAGAGGCGGCGGATTAAAACCTCAATCCGGTTGAGCGGGACGGCCTGCTGTCGAGCTGGTTTACGTGCGAAATCAATCATTCTCACCCTCGTTTGCCTTATCGCCGGCCAGCGGAACGTTTATCACCTGCTGCGCGTTAACCTTGCCATCTCATCCCGGTCTTCGTATGCCCCGGGCGGCTACTTCGTGGGCGTCCTGCCTTGATGACTCGTTGCTGCGGTTGATAGGTTAAGTATTATCGATTCAATCGATACATGTCAATTAAATTTGATGATTAATTTTACAGGGAAGATTAAGAAAGCGAGATGTGGGTGAATTAATGACATAAAAAAACCGCCAGTTAAGGCGGTTAGTAGTTTTAAAGCTGGTTTAGCGAGAAGGAGGCTCGATTTTTCTGCGTCTTTGGTATTCAGCCATGAAATCGTCTAGTTCTTGAAGTCTGGTGCCTGCCAGCTCAATAAAACGGTCTTGTTCAACAGTCGGTAGCTGATCAAATATTTCTAAGAGCCGCTTTTGTCGGTCATTGAGATCTGTTGGACCACCTTGTGTTAGACGTTCAGGCACATCCGATTCATCATCATCCTCCATGAAGAACCAATACAACGGCTTACCCGTGGCCTTAGGTAACAACTCTAAGATATCTTTTCGGGGAAGAATGCCGGACTGACACCAACCATTAACTGATTGAGAGGTAGCGCCGACTCTACGACCTAACTCAGATTGGGTGATCCCAGTCTCATTAAGCACTCTTTGTAAACGCTCTCCAAAGTTCATTTTTCGTTCTCGCACAATTACATGGTTTCATTATACAGATTTTTTCTGTAGGTATGGCTATCGAAATAATTTGACAGTATCGATTAAATTTGAATAATTGGTTGTATCTTCACTCAATGAGACCGACCAATGAAAGTAACTGTTCAACGCAAGATCCTTTCCGTGTGTAGCCAGGCTGAGTTGGGACGCCGACTTGGTCGCCGTGCTCAGACCGTTAACGGCTGGTTTAAAAACAAAGTTCCCGGCGAACTTGTAGTTCGAGTGGCAAGAGCTATTGACTGGAAAGTCACCCCACACGAACTGCGTCCTGATCTCTACCCAAACCCAACCGATGGCTTACCAAGCCAAGAGGCATCAGCCAAATAACCATAGAGGATATTTACCCATGGAGAACGCAATTGCACGAAAGTTAGACCCACCAGAAATCAACCCGATTGAGATAGAGAGTGTCCTGCTCAACCGGCTTGCATCAGTAGGGCAGAAATCATACGCCGAGCATATGGGCATCAGCGAGTCGACAGTCAGTAGGCGTAAAGCTGAGGGATATTTCTGCAACATGGCGAAAGAGCTGGCTTTTCTTGGGATTCAGGCCGCGCCACCGGAAGCGGTACTGGTATCCAGAAACTATCTCACAGCCGTAGAGATTCTCGCTGATGCCGGGCTAAAGGCTGAACGAGCCAGGCCGGATGCGCTGGGGTGGGACTGAAAATGACAGCAACCAAAAAGGCGAAAGCCGCGGTGAGGGGTCACCAACGGCTTTCTGGTGCAAAAACGGTAGGTAATTGCGGAGATGAGTATGTCAAATACCGCTGAAATATACAAATTCCCTGCGCCGATACCGACGCAACAGGAGTGCCGTATGGCTGATCTGGAAAATGGCTATTTACGTTTAGCTAATCAGATCCAGGACGCCTTGTGTATCGTTGAACTATCGGGGCGTGAGTTCCGTGTTTTGAATGCGATTATCCGGCTGACTTATGGCTGGTCGAAAAAATCAGATCGTATTGCCAACAGCCTCATTGCAGATAAGACAACACTGAAGGTAAAGCATGTATCCGAAGCGGTGCTGAGTCTTGCCTATCGTAACATCATTATCCTGCGCCGTATTGGTCAAACAAGATACATAGGGATTAATACAAACCTGGATAAATGGGCTTATTCCAAGCCACATTGCTCAAAATGTCCGGTGTCTTTTCCTGATGATGAAATTGCCACATGGATTATTTCTGTACCCGAAACCAGGGATAGTTATCCCCGAAAAGGGGGAAGGGCATCCCCGAAAACGGGGATAGTTATCCCTGAAAACAGGGATAGCGTTTTACCCCATTCAGCCATCCCTGAAAACGGGGATAGTTATCCCCGAAAAGAGGGAAGGGCATCCCCGAAAACAGGGAACACCAAAGACATTATTCCAAAGACAAATATAAAAGATCTAACCCCCTTTAATCCCCCTAAGGGAAAAGTGAAGTTTGATCCGTTGAGTATTCCTGTTCCCGAATGGCTGAATGCTGCGTCGTGGAACGAATGGGTCACATACCGCCAGCAATCCGGAAAGCCCATAAAAACCGAACTGACGGTAACAAAAGCTTTCAGGCTTCTGAAGGAGTGCCTGGATGAAGGCCACGATCCGGTAAACGTCATCAACACAAGCATTGCCAACGGCTACCAGGGACTATTCAAACCGAAGTTCGCTCTCAACGACCGAAGAGCTGGCAGAGATGTGAACCACATTTCTGCGCCAGACAAAACCATTCCTACCGGATTCAGGGGGTAACGATGAAAAACGTAATCGGTACTGGCAGTGCGCTTGATCGCCTGAAAAGAATTATCCCAGCCAGTGTGCAGCCGAAATTCTCGACTGCTGATGAGTGGCGGGCATGGCAGGAAGCCGAAGGGCGTAAACGCAGTGAAGAGCTTGACAGGATGAATCAGAAATCCCGCACCGAGAAGATTTTCGGGCGATCTGGCATTCAGGATCTCCATCGTAGCTGTACGTTTGCTAACTACGAAGTAAGCGGGGAGGGGCAGCGAAAAGCGTACACGATGGCAAAAAGTTATGCCCAGAACTTCGGTAGTGGATTTGCGAGCTTTGTGTTCAGCGGTGGTCCGGGAACCGGGAAAAACCATCTTGCGGCGGCAATCGGAAATCATCTGCTGGCCGGCGGTCATAGCGTTCTGGTGGTAACCATTCCTGACCTGATGCTCAGGGTTCGTGAGTGCTACGACGGTGGGCAATCAGAAGCGTCCCTGCTTGATGACCTTTGCAAAGTTGACCTGCTGGTACTGGATGAAGTCGGTATTCAGCGCGGGAGCAGTGGTGAGAAGGTCATTCTCAATCAGGTTATCGATCGCCGTCTCTCATCGATGCGACCTGTTGGCGTTCTGACGAATCTTAACCACGAGGGGCTGTTGGATTCACTGGGCGCGAGGGTTATCGATCGCCTCCAGATGGACGGAGGGATGTGGGTGAATTTTGACTGGGAAAGCTACCGGAAAAACGTTAGCCACCTCCGGATTGTGAAATAAGGGGTTAAAAATGGCCCGACCTAAAACACACAGCGAACGGATGATTATTCTTGAGCGGATTATCGGTCTGGTGAAAGAGCAGGGGCGCATCACGACGAACGACGTCGTTGCGATTTTTGGCGTGCACCGAACCACGGCGGAGAAATATCTGCGTATCGCGCTGGAGCGAGGCGGCTTCATTCGTCATGGCCGCTGCGGCATTTTCCGAGACCAGCGTGCGGTGATTGATTATGACCTCAGGCGATACAGCAGTAGTCAGGTAACGGGATTTTCAGCGCTGCCGGTGCTGGAGAAAAGCCCGGTAATGCAGGTTTATGGAGCATCCAAAATGAGCATCAACAAGGGGGGAGCCCAATGAGCAACATCGACAAACGGGCGCTTCGTGAAGTGGCTGAGAGGGCTACGCCGGGGAATTGGCGCCGCACCTCATCACTGTTCAATGGCATCACGGTAACGCCATTTTCTCTTTGCGGTGAAGAAGTGACGTTGGCCCATACTGTTGAGAAACGTGACGCGGAATTTATCGCCGCAGCCAACCCCGCCACCATGCTGGCGCTGCTGGATGAGCTGGAAACCAAAGAGGAACAGCGCGCCAATTGGTTTCGGATGGCGCAGAAGTTAGGCGAGGATTTGGATACAGCAGAACGCCTCATAGCCGAACTGGACCAACGCCTGATTGAATACGCGGGAATTGCAACCCGTGAGGCTCGCCGGGTGGCAGAACTGGAGGCGCGGAAGGTCAACCTGTCAAAACTCAGCGTTGGAGAAGTCATGCACATGACCGGATTCAGCCGGGATTATGCCGAGGGTTGGTGTGCTGGTAATGATAATGCGATACACGAAATACGCACCGCTGGCATCAAGGTTAAGGAGTCGTGATGGAATCGCAATCTATTCTGGATATGTGCTGCGGCTCGCGCGTGTTTTGGTTTAATAAGCGCGATGAACGCGCCGTATTCGCCGATATCCGCGCCGAGGAGCATATATTGTGCGACGGTCGCCGCCTAGTCATCAGTCCTGACCTCATTGCTGATTTTCGTGCGCTACCGTTCGCTGATGCGTCGTTTCCGGTCGTGGTGTTTGATCCGCCTCACCTGGAACGTGTCGGCCAAACGGCCTGGATGGGCAAAAAGTACGGGAGACTCAACAAAAAAACATGGCGTTCTGACCTCCGCGCCGGATTCAAAGAGGCGTTTCGGGTGCTGAGGGCACACGGCGTTCTCATTTTCAAATGGAACGAAACGCAGATTCCGGTTAGCCAGATTTTGGCGCTTACTGACGTGAAACCAATTATTGGCCAGCGCACCGGCAAGAACGATAAAACCCACTGGATTATTTTTGTGAAGGACTAACCCATGACCACTATTACCAAAGAATGGCTACAGCAAACCATCGCTGAATTTGAAAACACTCGCGATGATATTCCGTTTGGCCTGAGCGATGACGACGCCAAAATTCTTATTGTGCTGAAGCGTGCGCTGGCATCGCTGGAACGAGAACAAGTTCGCCATGAACATGCTGACTGGTCTGATGCCACATTCGGCGATGTTGGCCCCATCGGTCCACTGAAGCACCTCTCAAAAGAAGCATTGGAAACTGCCGCAGAACTTGGCGACCTGAGCGAATGGGCTGATATGCAATTCCTGTTATGGGATGCACAACGCCGCGCTGGTATTACTGACGAGCAGATTGCCCTGGCGATGGTGGAAAAGCTGGCGGTGAACAAGAAGCGCGAATGGCCTGAACCGAAAGACGGCGAGCCACGACTGCATATCAAAGAGCAGCCAGTGCCGGTAGTGCCGGAAGAATGTCCGGAAGAAATACGCGACCTGATGGCTTCACATTCTGATGCGCTTTTCAACGACGACGATGCGCAAGAAATTTGGAACGCTTGTCGCGCTGCCATGCTCAACGGAGGTAAATCGTGAAACACCTATATGCCGGTCCTGTGATCGGCATTAGTGCAAAATCAAAAAATACGAATCAGTGATTTGTAATCAACATTTCTTAGGTTTGTAGATATGCGAATAATAACCAGGAAGAAACCTGCGTTCACTGACCTGTACCAGACTGGTGTTCTGACGCGTATAGCAGCCGTTAAGACTGACAGTGGCGGCTGGCGCCTGTTTGGAGTGTGGCGTGATCAGGATATCGCTGTATTTGTGGAAGCGGCGCGCGGCGGCATCCGGGAATGGTCCGGTTTAAATTATCTGGCTGAGTTTGTGTTCAGTTGCGGCATTAGTCTCTGGGAGGTTCACAACAAGACGGATCGGAAAACTCCGGCATGAAGTGTTGCGTCATAACCCGCTGCGGCGGGTTTTTTCGCCTAAAATCTGATATGAAACAACATGCTAGCTTTTGCAAAAAGTGCTATTCACCTCTTGAATATTCTTTCTAACAGGTATACTGTGTTTATATACAGTAGTTAAATGTAGAGGGAATTATGAGAATTGAACTTGTTATCAGCCGGACAAAACAGCTTCCGGAAGGTGCCGTTCCTGCACTTGAAAAAGAATTAATTACCCGTCTCCAGAATCAGTATGAAAACTGCAACTTAACCATCCGTCGAGGCAGTCAGGATGGCCTGAGTATCGTCGGTGCTGCTGATGGCGATAAAAAACGTATACAGAGCATTCTGCAGGAAACGTGGGAAAGCGCTGACGACTGGTTTTATGCATATTAAGCATCGTGGAGTCGCAGACGTTTCCAGAAATAAAGTCAGTGTGACGGGGGGTTACATGTTAGAAGACTTACCAGAATCAGGGTATGCGGTTATACGTTGTTACGATCATTGTGTAGTGGCAAGGTTCGGTAGTATTCCGGATAGCGGACGCGCCCTGATGTATCGTCGTGGTGATGAGATATCTTTTGTTCCCCTTCACCCTGATGACATAGTTGGAACTCCAACATTATTTACGCAAATGTTAGAAAAGGCAGGCTATCGAATTACCCGTTGCTTTGATACACTTCAAATGTAGGCCTGAACAACCTGCACCTGCTGCGCCACGGAGAACGCCATGGCGCACGAATTACAACTCATCAAGCAGTCATCTGGAATTCTGATCCCCGCAACGCCGGAGACCAGTGATATTCTGCAATCAAAAATCAAACTCGGCGCCGTGCTGGTGGCTGAGTTCCGTCAGGTGAGGAATCCTGCATTCCATCGCCGCTTTTTCGCGTTGCTTAATCTTGGGTTTGAATACTGGGAACCCACCGGCGGCGCCATTTCTGCCAATGAGCGCAAACTGGTAAACGGTTATGCAAAGTTTCTCGCTGCATATGGCGGGAATGAAAGCGCATTACTGGATGCGGCTGAACAGTATCTGGAACAGATTGCAAACCGCCGGGTAACAAACGGAATTAGCCTCTGTAAATCTTTCGATGCATACCGCGCATGGGTGACGGTTGAGGCTGGTCACTATGACGCCATCCAGTTACCGGACGGCACCCTTCGCAAACATCCCCGCAGCATCGCTTTTTCCAGCATGGATGAGGTCGAATTTCAGCAGTTGTATAAATCCGCGCTTGATGTGCTCTGGCGGTGGATTTTATCACGTACATTTCGTACTCAGCGCGAGGCGGAGAACGCCGCCGCCCAGCTCATGAGCTGGGCGGGGTGATGGCGATGAAATACTCCTGGTTCCATCATCACGACTGCACAACCGAGCAGGCCGACACGCTGATATCGGATTATCAGAAGCGGGGCGTAAGGACAGAAAAGAGCCTGAACCCTGACTTCATTACCTGGACTGTCAGCGCGAAATTACCAGAATATGCACACCGGGTGCGGACGCCAAAATCCTTACGCCAAAAGGTCTGGGGGTGAACATGGCTAAATTACCGCGCCGTAAGTGCGCAAACAAAGAATGCCGCCAGTGGTTTCACCCGATACGCGAGGGGCAGATCGTTTGCTCGTACCAGTGCGCCAGCACCGTCGGCAAAGAACAGACCAGAAAAGCTCGCGAAGCCGCGCAACGTAAGGCGCAATCCCTTCAGCGCGCCGCTGAGAAAAAAGAACGCGCCGCCTGGCGCCAGCGGAAAGCCGCGGTTAAGCCGCTGAAACACTGGATTGACTTGACGCAGCGCGCCGTAAATGACATTTGCCGCGAAACCGAACTGGCAGAAGGACTCGGTTGCATCTCCTGTGGAACGAAGACGGCATTCGCATGGCATGCAGGCCATTACAGGAGTACGGCCGCCGCCGGGCATCTGCGCTTCACTCGCTTCAACATCCATCTTCAGTGTGATGTCTGCAACGTCTACAAATCAGGGAACATCGAAGCATATCGTGCCGCGCTGGTTGAGCGTTACGGTGAGGCGGCGGTGCTGGCACTCGAGAACAATAACACCCCGCACCGCTGGACGGGCGAGGAGCTGAAGGAAATCAGGCTCGCGGCACTGTCGGATCTGCGTGCGCTAAAAAAGCTGGAGGCCGCATGAAACCAGAACTGATCGAGATACTCCGCATGCGCTGGTTGCGTCTCCGAATTTATCGATACCGGGGATCTTTTCCTGTGGCATACCGCATTCTTCGTAATTACGTCCGCATTGAAGCAAAACGGGAGCATCGAAATGAATCTTGAGTCCTTACCGAAATATTTTTCACCTAAATCCATGATGCCCGGCGCAGTACCATGCGGAATAACGTCTGATACGCTGACTATTACTGACGTAATGGCATCTCTCGGGCTACTTACTGCAAAAGCCGCAGTGGGTATTGAATTGTATCTGGCAAAAGCCGGGGTTTTATCTTCTGAAAATATCATCGCCTACATCAGGCAATTAGCAGAGCAGCGTGCAGAACGGCATGGGGCATTACGGAAAATGGAAAAGGGTAAGCGCTCAAAATTTCTCGACACTATGGCGCGTTATGTATTTCGCGATTATTCCCTCAGTGCGGCCAGCTTGGTGACGTGCAGTAGCTGTCATGGTGCTAAATTAATTGATGCTGAGGTTTTCACGAACAAGGTTACTTACCCGGATGGTAAGCCACCAAAATGGGTAAAAGATACGAAAGGTATTTCTCCGTCCGACTGGGAGGTGTGGAAATCAGTTCGTGAGCAGGTGCGTGTAGTGTGTAAGGCGTGTGATGGCAAAGGCCATGTGAAAAATGAATGTCGTTGCCGGGGACGCGGAGAAATTCTCGATAAGAAAAAATCTGAGTTGCAGGGCGTGCCGGTTTATAAAAAATGCCCAAGATTCAAGGGAAGAGGCTACCCACGTCTCAAAGATACCGAGATTTTTAAAGCACTAGGAGTAACGGAAATGGTATGGCGGTACAACTATAAACTGTTTTTCGATCGACTGGTGGAGCATTGCCATATTGAGGAGTCGTATGCAGAAAAGGTTCTGGGAAACGTGACTCGATGACCAAAATAATTTAGCTATTGCAAAATTAACGGAAAATGGCTAACCTGATTCCAACGATGGGTTATTACGCCTGTGACGTTACAAGAATTAAGAACCTCGCCTCGGCGGGGTTTTCTTTTATGGATTCCCGACGCCAATAAGACAAAGTGCGGGGAGTGATGCGGAGTCTACATGTTCCAGCCGACCGCAAAGCTCACACGGGCAGGACCACAATCTGATACCGCGATAGCTTTTGCTGATCGCGCCGGAGCGGTAACCGGCAACAATTTAAGCCTCGGTGATTGCCGGGGCTTTTCTGTTTGTGCCGTCCGGAATAATCCCTCTGAGTTTTGTCGTTAATCCACCGGGCGGCCTTCCTACTTCACACTGCGCCATCCGAGCTATCGGAGGTGAGGCTTATGAAAATGCACAACGATCCCCATTCCTGGCAGGGCTGGCTGGAGCTGTTCCAGAGCTGGTGGCGAGGAGATACGCCGCTGGGCGCTGTTCTGATGTCGTTATTTATGGCAGGCCTGCGTATTGCGTACTTTGGCGGTAGTGGTGGCTGGAAGAAAAAGACACTCGAAATTCTGCTTTGCGGCGCCCTGACGTTGACCTTCTCATCTGCGCTGGAATATTTCGGCTGGCCCAAGTCCCTGTCTGTTGCGATTGGTGGCGGCGTCGGCCTTATCGGCGTGGATGCGATCCGCGGCTTTGCAATGAAGTTTATCAGTGGTCGTATCGGTGGGGATAATAACAAGGTTTAATCATGAACGAGTCTCAATTTCAGCAGGCGGCTGGTATCAGCGCCGAACTGGCCGCACGCTGGTATCCACATATTACGGCGGTAATGAGCGAATTCGGTATTACTGCGCCACTGGATCAGGCCATGTTTATTGCACAAGCGGGACATGAATCAGCAGGATTTACTGTTCTGAAGGAAAGCTTCAATTATTCAGTGGAGGCGCTGAAGAAGACGTTTGGTAAACGCCTGACGCCGTATCAGTGTGAAATGCTGGAGCGTGTCGATGGTAAGCAGGTGGCCCACCAGCCGCAAATAGCAAATCTGGTTTACGGTAGCCGCATGGGTAACAAAGACGCCGGAGATGGCTGGAAGTATCGCGGGCGTGGGCTTATCCAGATTACCGGGCTGGAGAATTACACCAGATGCGGCGTTGCCCTGAAACTGGATCTGGTGGCGAATCCGGGACAGCTTGAGCTGGATCGTCATGCCGCCCGTTCCGCAGCGTGGTTTTTTGTGACTGGAGGGTGTCTGAAATACTCCGGCGACCTGGTACGCGTTACGCAGATCATTAACGGAGGGCAGAACGGCATCGGTGACAGGCGAGAGCGCTTTGAAAAAGCAAAATCGGTGCTGGTATGAATCTGTTACCTGTATTGCTTAAAAAATTCTGGAAGCCATTAGCAGAAATACTGCTGGTGGCTTTTTTGTTATGTGCTGGTGCGTACTGGTGTTATTCACGAGGTTATCAGAAGGCGGATACATCCTGGAAATTCCAGTGGGCGCAACGAGACCTTACTGATGCGACCACCGCATTACAGCGTGAAGTAGCCGAAAGAGCGAAAGAGCAGCGTCGCCAGCACGCCGCAGATGAAGAACGGAAAAGAGCTGATGAAGAACTGGCAAAAATACAGGCCGATGCTGATGCTGCTGAGCGTGCTCGCGGTGGGCTGCAACAGCAGCTCGCAACAGTACAACGGCAGCTCGCAGGAAGTGAAACCGGCAGGCTTTCCGCTCTTGCCGCAGCAAGCCAGGCAAAAGCCGAGACCGGAATACTGCTCGCCCAGTTGCTTGGCGAAGCTGACGATCTGGCGGGAAAGTTCGCAAAAGAGGCTGATGAGCGTTATGTCGCCGGAAGTACCTGCGAGCGCACCTACGACAAAGTAACGGGGAACAGTAATGGAAATTAAGTTGATTAAATACTGGAAGGTTGAATTATTTGAGGAACCAAAGGTTACTGCTTCTGTAATCAATGGAATTCTCCCCATTGAAGAAAGGAGCCCATTTTTAACAGGGTACTCAAACACCCAGTTCGACCTGCGAAAAGCTGTGATTAATGGGGAAGAGTTTATCACCCTGTGTTGTGATCCTGGTTCACTTCAAACTCGTTCCGTTCACATCAGCCGAATCCATGAATTTAAATGTACACCGATTTATGAGAGCGACGACACATTTCAGGAAGCTGCTAAGCCACTGATGAAATGGCTGGTTGAAAATGTGCACCCACATCATCAAGCCATTGTGACCAGTTCACATGCAGAGCTGCTGGAAAGTCAGATCGTGACTAAGACTGAAGAATTTCTGAAGGGATAAGGCATTACAGCAGGCATTCCCTGAGTGTCTGCGATAATGACAAACAGGCAGGTGATCAGATATGGCAAAACCGGACTGGGGAGCACTGCAACACCAGTTCCTCGCCGAGCATGCTAAATCCGGTATTTCCCCCAAAGACTGGTGTGAAGCGCAGGGACTGAATTACGCTACTGCCCGCCGTTACATCAAGAAACCGACTGCGCAAAGTGCGCAAAAAAATGCGCAGAAAAAAATGCGCACTGCGCAGGCAAAAAAAAGCGCAGAAAAACTTCTTAATAGTGAACTCACTCCCCAACAAAAACGCTTTGTCGCTGAATACCTCATAGACCAGAACGCAACAGCCGCAGCCGAACGTGCTGGTTACAGTGATGCAAGTTACGGAAGACAGCTCCTCACAGTACCTCACGTTGCGCAGGAAATTGCGCAGCAGCAAAGAGATTCACTGGTGCGCACTTTGGCGAGTGCAGATGAAGTACTCGAAAAGATGTGGCAGCTCGCTACGTTCGACGCTAACGAAATCTCGCAATATCGCCGTGGATGTTGTCGTTACTGCTGGGGATTTGGCTATCACTATCAGTGGCGTGATGTGGTCGAGTTCACTGAGCAAAAGGAAAAAGTCGCAGGAAAAGAGGGCGCGAAAGAACCGGACGATGCTGGTGGATACGGCTACAACCACAACCGCGAGCCTAACCCTGATTGTCCCCGATGTAATGGTGATGGTGTAGGACGACCTCATTTCGCTGATACCACCAAATTGTCCCCGATAGCCCGCCTTGCTTATTCCGGTACGAAACTGGTGAAGGGCGGTATCGAGATATCGACCATCAGTCGCGAAAAAATGTTTGAAGCGATTATGCGGCGCCTGGGGCTGGCTGAATCCGAACTGGCGCAACGGCTGCTGGATCTGGAAATCCGAAAACGCACCGCCGAAGCCGAACGTCTGGAACAGGAAGTTGAGCTTAAGCGTAAAGGCAAGGGCAAAGACGACGAGCCGACAGTGGTCATTAAACTGGTGAATTCTCCTGATGGCGACTGAACACGTTATTGAGTTCCTGCCGTTCCATGCAGGGCAGAAGAAAATTTACCGTTCACCTGCAAAACGAAAAGTCATTCGCGCCGGGCGCCGCTTCGGTAAAACCACGATGCTGGAGCAGGCTGGCGGAAACTGGGCGGCTCGCCAGATGCGCGTAGGCTGGTTTGCTCCGTCTTATAAAATCCTGTTGCCGTCGTTTAAGACCATCCGTGACCTGTTAAAGCCGATCACGATTAGTTCCAGTAAGACCGATTCGATTATTGAACTGATTGGCGGCGGTCTGGTTGAGTTCTGGACGCTGGATAATCCCGATGCCGGGCGCTCCCGAAAATATCACAAAGTCATTATTGATGAGGGCAGTCTCGTCAAAAAGGGCATGAGGGATATCTGGGAACAGGCCATTGAGCCGACGCTGCTCGACTTTGACGGCGATGCGGTGATGGCCGGTACGCCGAAAGGCGTTGATGACGAGAATTTTTTCTATCAGGCCTGTAATGATAAATCGATGGGCTGGGAGGAACATCATGCGCCGACTGCGGCTAACCCGACAATTAATCCGGCGGCGCTGGCCCGAATTATCGACGGTCGCCCTCCGCTGGTGGTTCAGCAGGAATACAACGCTGAATTCGTGGACTGGCGCGGGCAGAACTTTTTCAAGCTCGACTGGTTGCTGGAGAACGGCGCGCCTGTTGATTATCCGTTTTCCTGCGATACGGTTTATGGTGTCGTTGACTGTGCGCAAAAGGGAAAACTCCAGAACGACGGATCCGCGTGTATCTGGTTTGCGCTCGATAACCTGCCGTCGCCACACCTTATCATTCTGGACTGGGACATTATCCAGATTGACGGGTATTTCCTGAAAGACGTTGTGCCGCAGTGGGAAGGTAAAGCTAAACACCTTAGCGAAATCTGCCGCGCCCGTATGGGGACCACAGGCCTGTTTATTGAGGATAAGGCAACCGGCATCACCCTGTTACAGCAGGACGCTAACGAGGGCTGGAACGTCCACCCTGTCGACAGTGAGTTAACGTCACTTCCCAAAGAATCCCGCGCCATCAACATTTCTGGTTATGTGGCGTCCGGGAAGGTACGCATTTCTAAATACGCCTTTGACAAAATCGTTGAGTACAAACAGTCGAAGAAAAACCATCTTCTGACGCAGGTACTCCAGTTCATCATTGGTGAAGAAAACCTGGACGACGATCTGTTTGACTGCTTTAACTACGGCGTCGCGCTTGGTCTTGGTAACGGAGAGGGGTTCTGATGCAGGACGACGACGATATTTGCATGGGCAGCAATGCTGGCGTCCTCAGCAAGATTCTGGAGGGCGGGAGCATTGAACCCGGCGCGCAGGCGGGTTATGAGCTCTGCAAGCTGATTTATTTGTTTCATCCGCTGGGCGGAAAGATGGTCGACCGCCCGATAAAACTGGCGATGTCGGAACCGCGAACTGTACATGTTACTCGTGGACCTGAAAGGCGCCTGCGTGAAGCTTTCGAGCGCGAGTGGAAAGCGATTAAAGCCGATCGCATCATTGCCAATACAGCGCGCCAGTCCCGAATTTACGGTGTTGGCGCTGTGGTGATGCTTGTCGACGGAGAGCCAACGAACGAAGCTGCTGAGTTTGAGTCGCTGTATAAAAAGTCCATCACTTTTAACGTGCTGGACCCGATGAATACTGCTGGCTCAATTGTGATGAATCAGGATCCAAATTCCGCAGACTTTCAAAAGGTCGGGAATGTAACAGTCGCCAGTAAGCCATATCACCATAGCCGGTGCTGTGTGATGATGAACGAGGATCCGATTTATCTGGCCTACACGCCGTCATCCTTCGGCTTTGCCGGGCGCAGCGTTTATCAGCGTGCGCTGTATCCGCTGAAATCATTTATTCAGTCCATGCGCGCTGACGACATGGTGACGATTAAAGCCGGGTTGCTGGTGGCGTTCATCAAACAGGCCAGCTCTATCGTCAATAACATGATGCAGAAAATGTCCGGCATTAAGCGCTGGATGCTGAAACGCGGTGGCAATGGTGATGTATTGCAGGTAGGGGAACACGACAAAATTGAATCTCTCGACATGCAGAATCTGGAAAAACCGCTTGATACCGCCCGTAATCACATTCTGGCGAATATCGCGACGGCGGCAGACATGCCCGCGATTCTGCTCAACAGCGAGACGTTTACGCGCGGATTTGGTGAAGGAACAGAGGACGCAAAAGCGGTCGCCCAGTATATCGACGATGTGCGCAAAGATTTACAGCCGCTGTATGATTTTTTCGTTCGCATCGTTCAGTACCGGGCGTGGTCGCCTGAGTTTTTCGAGGCGCTGAAAAACGATTTGCCGGAATACAAAAGCATCAGTTGGGAGGCGGCTTTCAGTTCCTGGGTGAACAACTTTGATTACGTCTGGCCGTCATCGCTGAAAGAGCCTGAAAGCGAAAAAGTTAAAGTCGATGAAACACGCTTTAAGGCGATTACTGAGATGTTGACTGTGCTGTTGCCACAACTCACCAAAGACCCGCAAAACAGGGCGACACTCATTAAATGGGCCTGTGAGAACGCCAATATGAACGAAAACCTGTTTGCGGATCGTCTGGAACTGGATTACGAGCAGCTTGAACAAAATCCGCCGGATGTAACACCGCCTGGTGAGGGGAATTTTGATGAACTCCTTTCTGAAAGAGCTGCGTGACGCGATTAAATTCTTTCTGGAACATGGTTACAGCAGTGAAGAAAGTCTGATTATGTGGACTGAGCGCCTGCGTAATGCCACTGAGGATAAAATCGGCGGCGATGATTTTTACAGATATGTGTCCCGGCGTCTGACTGCTGCTTACGATCTGGAAGTTGGCCGGGAGAGGGCGCTTAAGCGTCATCCTGGCGTCAGCCGTTTCACACTGAATTATCTTGAACCAAAACTGCGGGCAGAGCTGGACAGGCGGATTATGGCTTCTGCCGACCTGATAAAGCTGAACCGTACACAAGCTGTTGACCGGACAATTCAGCGTTTCAGTGGCTGGGCAACCAGCATTCCTCCCATTACATCGATAAGTCCCGGTTTATCCGCTTCATCGCGTTCTGGCGTGGTTGCCACAAGCCAGCATATCGCCAAATTAGCGCGGCAGATTGATTTTGAACGGCGCCGCGTGATGGTGGACCAGACACATAAGCTGATTGCCAATATCGATAACATCATTGCGACCGATGGCGGGGCGATTGCGGCGGTGTGGCACAGCCACTGGCGCCAGCCCCATTATGACTATCGGGAACCACACAAAGACCGCGACCTGAAAACCTATGCGATACGCGGTAACTGGGCGTTGAAGAAAGGATTTATGAAGGCGGGGCCGGCTGGCTATCTCGATGAAATCACTCAACCGGGCGAAGAGGTATTTTGTCGTTGTTACCTGACATACATCTACAACGTGCGTAGTCTGCCGGATGAAATGAAAACCGAGAAATGGCGAAAATTTACTGAGGGGAATATGTCAGTCGGTCGCCGAACAGCAAATTTTGAAGGCTTCAGAAACGGAGGATAAGTGAACACCTACGCTGCCGGGATCCTGTTTAAGTCTGGCGGGAAAATATTTCTGGTTAAGCGTGGGGATGATGGTTCGTGGACGGTACCGGGCGGAAAACTCGAAGAGGGGGAGACGCCTGAAGCCGCGGCAAAGCGTGAAGTGCTGGAAGAATGCGGGTTTGATTATTCCGCACCGCTGACGCCTCATACCCTGATTGATGGCTATGTTACCTACCTCGCAGATGATGCTGAGCAATTCGACGCGGTACTGAACGATGAAAATCAGGCCTGTGGCTGGTTTTCTCCGGATGAACTGCCGGAACCGTTGCATCCCGGTATGGTGGCAATGCTTGATGCCGAACCACTCAATGAAAAGGACGTTGCCGGGCTTATTGCCGACGGGCAACTCACATCCCCGCAGTTTTTCAGAAATATGTACCTGTGGGCGCTGCGTATCACCGGAACGGGTGTTACCTGGCGTTCTAAGTTCAGGCAATACGCTTACCGTTCTCCCGAGAATTACCTCACTGATGATTTCCTCGCCCGGTGCTCTGGCCTGCCGGTGATCTGGCTGCACCCGGAGAAAAACACGCTGAACAGCGAGGAGTACGCCGCGAGGACTATCGGTGCGATTGCATTTGCCTGGATCCAGGGTGATGAGGTGTGGGGAATGGCCCGCATCTACGACACTGACGCCGCCACGATTCTTTCAACGCGGCAACTGAGTACATCCCCCACGGTGACGGGCGGCGATGACGTTCTGATCAACGTCGACGGCGAGCCGCTGCTGCTGGAGGGGAACCCTGTTTTACTGGACCACCTGGCTATTTGTGAGCAGGGCGTCTGGGACAAGCTGGGGGAACCGACGGGAGTTAAATCCGACACACTTTTGAACGAGGTCCAGAAAATGGATGAAGAAAAAGTATTAGCACTCATTAACCAGGCGCTGGACGCTCGCGAAGCCCGCGCAAAGGCCGACGCCGAGGAAAAAGCAAAAGCAGATGCTGAAGCAGCAGAAAAGGCGAAAGCTGATGAAGATGCCGCCCGTCTCAAGGAAGAGGAAGAAAAGGCGAAGGCTGACGCTGAAGCAAAGGCCAAAGCGGACGCGGAGGCAGAAGAAAAAGCCAAAGCGGATGCCGAACTGGAAAAAATCCGCGCAGACATGGAAGAAATGAAAAGTCGTGTACCGCAGGAACTCAGCGATGAAGAGCGCAATGAAATCGCTGATACCCAGTGTAAGGCCGACAGCGTGTTTGCTTCATTTGGTGAGCGCGCGCCGCAGCCGATGGCGGGAGAACGCGCTATGCCATACCGCCGCCGCATCATGACTCGCCTGCAAAAATATTCTTCAGACTATAAAGAAGTGGATCTGCATGCCATCGCAGACAGCCAGCTCCTGAGTATTGCGGAGAAAAAAATCTATGCCGATGCGCAGGCATCAGCGGCATCCAGTCTGGAGCCCGGCGCCGGGTTACGTGAAGTCATCCGCACCGACGCCACCGGACGCCGTATCAGTACCTTTATCGGCGATCCGTCCGCAACATGGGCACCGTTCCAGGCCGTCAGCCGCAAAGTCGCTGGCATCAAACAGTAATCAACCGGAGAACAATAAATATGGCGAGTGCATTGTCAGTTAATCCAATGCAGACCACTAACGCGCGCGGCACGTTCTACGCGAAATCTGATGGTCTTATCCAGGGCGTGGCGCTGGACGATCCGGCGGCACGTTATGCGCTGGCTTCCGGTACCCTTGCCAGTGATGAAATAAAACCTTTGTGGGGCGGACTGCCGGTTAACGAACTTGTACCGGGCGCCTCTTCTGCACCACGTGGCAGCATTATCAAACGCGCAGCCAGCCTTTCACAACTGGTGGGCTTTTCCGTGTTCAACCAGGCACACAACGGCCTGACCACGCCGCAATCCCCGGTACCGTTTCTCCTCAGCAATATGAGCGTGTCGTTTTATCGCCTGGGCTCAGGAATGCGTGTTCCGGTCAAAGCCTCTGATGCCGTGATCTCTCTGGCCAGCGCGGGGATTTCTGTTAATCAGCCGCTGGTGTGGAATTTTGCGGAGGATTGTCTGGATGTGTTCAGCACTGCGGCGGCAGATGTGTCTACAACCGCTATTACCTGGACTGCGCCTACCGCAAATTTAGCGGGATTTGCGACCGCGACGACTGCCAGCGCGCACGGCCTGAAAGTGGGCGTTTATGTGGATATTACGGGCGCGGCTCCTGCTGCATATAACGGCATCGTTCAGGTGCTCAGTGTTCCTACGGCAACCACATTCACCTTTACCCCGGTTTCAGTGCCTGCGGGCAATGCAACCACGCAGGGAACGGTAGGCGCGGCAAAAGTGCAGGACGTTGCCCTTCCGGTAAAAATCATCGAAATGCAGATGGGTAACAGCAAAACCGTTTCTTACGATTCGGCAACGGGTTTTGCTACCTGGAACGACAGCGGAAACGCTGCGGTAATTCTGCTGTAATCAGGAGAGGCTAAGAGATGCCAGCTATTACACCCGCTTATCAAATTGTAAATCCGTCGTACATCATGCCGGAAATGATCCTGTCGTATCAGCAGGCATCCGGTGCGTTTTCTGTCATGGCAAGCGGTAACCCGCTGGTTCGCCTGGCAGACGGCGACCAGTACGTTTATATGAAACGCCTGGATATTCGCACTCAGGTCACCTCAAGCCAGTCAGGTAACGCCAACCAGTTACCCTCTGTGGCACTGGAGGCGCGAATGGTCAGCACGCCGACATATATGTTCCGTGCCCGCGCCATTTACGATCATCACGATATGGCCGCAGCGGGGAACTGGGGGATTGCGCTTCCGGAAGCCCAGCGACTCGGTACCCGGCAGGCGATTTTTCAGCAAATGCGTAACGCGCTGCTCTATGGAATGAACCCGGCGGGCGGTGAGGGGGTACTGAACACCAACGGTGCGACCACTATCAGCCTGCCGGCAGACAGCCGCGGGAACACTACCGTACTTACTTACGATCATGGCGAAATGGCGGTATTCCTGCTGGCGCAGATTCAGGCGATCCGCACCCGAACTATGCAAATGGGCCGGGCGTCACGCATGGTTATCCTCGGTCCTCAGCGCACGCTGGGTACCATGGAAATGCAGCAGATCGTTCAGTTGACCAGTTACCAGCGTCCGGGCGGTGGTACTTCCACGGTGAAAGGCACCGTTAATGGTGTGGGGGATGATGCTGATTGTGAAATTGAATGGGGTTATGACGATACGCTGATTGGTGCCGGGGCAAACGGAACGGATGCGATCGTCATCGCCATGCCGGAGGTTGAGCGCCCTGATGTTAACGCGAAAATCAACACCAACGAATTCGCCAGACTGAGTCCGTCACTGGAAGCCACATCACTGATGCTGTGCGACATGGCGGCACCGCGTGAAATTCCCACCCCGATTGCGGGCGGGGCGATCGATGTGCTTTCCGAACTGCGTTCCACCTCTGGCTGGGTACTTCGCCCTGAAGCGCTGACTATCATTTCGATGAAGTACAGCGATTAATTTTCCCTCGCTGATTTCCCTGCGTGCCGGAGGGTGCGCGGGGATTTTTTACCCAGGAGTAAACATGAAACTGTACATCGCCAACACCACCAAACAGCGCCACGATTTCGCCTGGCGCAAGCCGGAGACGGGACGTCTTGTTTATCACCCGATTAATGCAGGCTCTCAGGCCGTTGTCATTGACGGTACCCGCGCCGAAATCGACCTTATTATTCAGCAGCACGCCGATTATGGTCTGATTGATGCGACAAAAATCGACCAGAACCGTATTTATATCGGGTTGTGTTACAGCATTGATAAGCCGGTGTCGTCGAAGGTTATCGAAAAGGCCATGCGGGATAACGATGGTCACCTGAACCATGCAGCGCACGATCGCCGTCAGGCTTCCGTACTGGCAACAAATAACGCACTCACTGAGCAGGAAAACGGCTATCTCGGTGAGCTGGAAGTCAGTGCAGAGCAGCGACTGAACGCAACCGATGACCGTGACGAAACAGCGTTTGTTGATGAAACACTGGCGGTTAACACGGGAACTAAAAAGAAAAAATAAGCGGGGTGTGTCATGCCTGAACTGGCCGGATTTATCCTGTTTATCCGTAATACGATGGGAGTTAATGCCGACGCGTTAGCCGATGACGATCCGGCCGTTAGTCTCTCCTGGTCAATGTCCCTGGACTGGGTGAACCGGCAGATCGCCTGTATCAGCCCGGTTCTGTATTCGCAGGCTGTTTATAACCTCGCGGCCTCCTTTCTGCTTAACTTCGGTCCTGAAGTCGCTTTCGGTCCGGTACGTGAAAAACTGGGTATCAACAATTTTACTGCTGGCGTTATCAGCGCCTCTTCCGACGAATCAACCAGTCAGACGCGGGTTGTCAGTGATGCACTGAAAAATCTCTCTCTTGCAGATCTGCAACAACTCAAAGACCCGTATGGTCGGTGGTATCTGGCAATTGCGCAGCAGTACGGCGATTTGTGGGGGCTGACGTGAAACTGCATCTGGGCGTGATGGATATTCCCTATGAAAACGAGAATACGACTACTGGCGATGTGGCCGAAATTCTTGAAGGGAAATACCGGATCATGCAGACGTTCTTTGACCGCCACGGCGAGGAAATTGCACAGATGATGAGTAATGACCTTGCCGCCGGTCTCGAAAATATGCTCGCAGGCGCGCCGCTTCCTGCGGATCCCTTCGCGGAATCCATGTCACAGGTGCATCACCTCTTTGTCGCTTTCCTTGATAACGAGGAGATGAACGGCACAGAAGGTGTGCCTACTGCCCGCGCACTGGAGGGGATTAGCAAGCGTTTTAAAAACAGGAAAGGGGAACCGCGGCCCTCTTTTATCGATACCGGTATGTTTCAGGAGTCAATGCGCGCCTGGGTAAGTGGGGTGCTGAATGCCTTCCCTCAGTGAACTCTCTCAGGCTAAAACGGAACTCAATGCGTCGCTGGTGCAGGGGCTGGATGATATCAGCCGTTCGGCATCTGTTACGTTTACTAAATATGTCCGGAAAGTGCTTCCCCTTGATGGCTTTGTTTTCTGGGTGAAGGCGTCAGTTCTTGCGGATGATCCTGATACTGAACCGGATACAAAGGAGGTAAAAGGCTATCTGCACCTGACTACTGAATCTATCCAGGATGAAGAACAGCTCTACGATAAAAATGTGGTGACCTTCACCGCGCAGGCCGATATTGATCCGTTTAATGATATTGGTTCTGAGGTGCTTTATATCGGGGAGTTTTACGGCATTCAGTTTGCTTTCTCGCGCCGTTCCGGGCTGAACGAACCAGCGAACATTTACCATTATACCGGACATGCCATTTATCCGCATATGATGTCGCAGATTATTAATTCTGCCGACGATATCGATCTTGCGGATGTGGTGGTTTCCAACTCATTACCGATCTGGCTCTCTCTGAGTCATTTCATGCCGATGTACCCGGCAATGCTTTCCGTGCAAAACCTTGCGCCGCCCTACGCTACAGTGAAATGCGGAGAACCGATCCCTGTGGCCGGAGCCTTCTGTCTCGACGAGAAGCAGAACCAGTATCAACTGGTTTCTGAGGACGTGACACTCACCGTGACAGGGCTGCGTAATGCTGCCGTTGAGGATTTTCTGCGCTATGTGCAGGACTACACGCTCAGCGATAAAGCCGAAATGGGCGTAATGAATATTCCTGTGATACAGGATGAGCGAGTCACGCAGAACGAGCTCAACATTATCGCCATGCGGAAAAAGGTCAAATTCAAAGTTAATTACTACCAGCAGCGGATGAGGAACGTCGCCCGTAAGCTGATCACATCTGCAATTCCGTCCATTTACGTGGAGAAATAATGTAATGGCAATTGTTAATATTAATGTGTCGGTGACCAGTCCGCCGAAACCCTCCCAGTTGTTAAAGTCAGGCGCTCTGGTATCAACGGGGGGAACCACGCTGGCGGCGGGGAGTTATCAGTTGCTGACGTCCAAAGACGATCTAAAAAATATCGTTGCGCCAGCAAAAGCTATTTCTTCGCTTGCGTGGGCCGGGAATACCGTCACGGTGACTCTTTCAGAAAATCATGGCTGGTCCATTGATGAAACGATCCCTGTTGTGATTTCTGGTGCTGCGCCTGCTGCTTATAACGGGGCATATACAGCGTCGGTGACAGGCGAAAAAACGTTTACTTATCCCCTGAACAGTGATCCCGGTACAGCAACGGCTACAGGTACCGTAACGTCTGTTGCCGCCGGAGAACTCCAGCAGATGAACACCACGTACTGGGCACAGGGGACCAGCCGGGCGGTTTATGTCCTTGAGCTGGGTGAGATGAATGTAAAATCTGCGGTTGCGGCCCTTGGTACGTTCATTGATGAAGATACTTCTCTGGGAAACACATACCAGAAATTTTTCTCTTACCTTGTGCCGAGGGAATGGGACGCCGAACCGACCTTTAAAACGCTGGCGAACAATTACACTTCACCCGGCGCGCTGGTGAAATTTTTCGTCACTACCACGATTGCGACGTACCAGGAATGGGTATCCGGAAAATATCCGAATGTCTTTGCCGGGGTTGAGGCGCCGTCAATTGGCGCAACTGAGTTCTCGATGGCGGCACCGTTCCAGTCCTCACTGGCAAACGATCCGGGGTCATCAAACATGGTCCCGCCGATGGCGTACCGCTTTATGTATGGCGTAACGGAGTATCCGCCGGCAGGTAATGGTACGTTGCTGAAAACCCTGCAGGATAACCATATCAACTATATCGGCACGGCGGCAGAAGGTGGCCTGAGCAATAAAATGCTGGTGGCCGGTCACATGCTTGACGGTATGCCGTTTAACTACTGGTACTCGGTGGCATGGTGTGCAATCAACCTTGAGCTGGATCTGGCGAATGAAGTGATTAACGGTTCTAACACTACTGTTAACCCGCTTTATTACGATCAGCAGGGAATTGGTCGCCTGCAACGACGCGCTTTGAAAACTCTCCGTTCCGGTATCAGTTACGGGCTAATCCTCGGTCAGGTAATTGATACGCAGCTCACGCAGGAATCGTTCAACGCGGAATATGAAAAAGGCTCTTATGCCGGGAACGCGGTCATCAACGCAGTACCGTTCGCTGACTATACCAGCCTGAATCAGTCCGATTACGCCGATGGAAAATATAACGGCCTGAGTGCGGTTGTCACCCCGCGTCGTGGTTTTGAGTCCATCACGTTTAATCTCAACGTAACCAACTTTGTGGGGGCGTAATAAATGCCAAATCCATTAGTACCGCAGGGCTTTCTTAACCGTGTCAGGGGGGCGGTGACTGTCACGGATATTCCGGCGCTGAATGTCACCGCGTCATTTCTGGGTAAGGATGCGATTAGTATGCGGCCGGATTCGGCTGCAACGGACATTATCCCCACACTGACCGGAACCGTGGGGAGCCAGGTACCTTATCAGCAGGTAACGATCACGATGCATTTACTGCGAACGCAGGGGCTGGCGGCGAGCTATCAGAACCGTTTCGCTTCTGATACGTCGCTGGGAGAGGTTGTTATCACGCCGGATGCCAGCACCTTCGGAAACTACACGGTCCTGAATGCATATCTGGTGAATTTTAATGAACTGACCATCAACGGTATGGATGCCGGATATGTCGTGACGATTTCCGGTTATCTGATCACCAACGATAAAATGTGGGGCTAATGGCCGTGAAAATTGACCGAAAACTGAATTTTGTCAGCACCATCACCCGCGATGACGGCTCACTGGTGTATCTGCACATTGTGCCGTTTCCGTATGAAGTCGTTGAGGAAAATTGCGTACTGCTGGGGAATCTGTTCAATAATTTTTTCTCCCTGGTGGGTTCGGTAGGTGCGCCCCGCGTGGCGGCGATGATGCTGCGAAAAATCATCAAAGCGCGGCAGGAGGCAGGAGATCTTCAGCCAGGAACGCCGAATATTGTCGATGAGATACAGCGTCTGACAACGGTCATCTGGAACGATAACGGAACCTGGAAAACGTCTTCGCTGGAGGCTGCATTCAGGCAGGAAATTATCACCGATGATGAGTACCGGGAAGTTGAGGGCGAGGTCGTTTTTTTTATGGTGAGCTCTGCCATTCAGAAAGCGAACCTGATCGCACCGACGGTGGGGAAAGCGCTCGATATGTACAGTGGGCAACTTGTGTCATTGAGCGCTATGGCGTATCTCGATTCTTTACCGACGTCGAAAACGGCTACCGATACCCCGACCCCGGAAGCCCTGCCGGAACCCTCACACATACCCTCCTGACATGGGCCTCATGCGAAGGCTTCAGTCACCTCTGCCGTGAACTGGGCTGCGGCGAATATAAAAGCCCGCTCCATTTCCGGCAGCGGTTCATTCTGGAGGAAATAAGACGCAAGGGGTATTTCAATGGCGGCTAAATCCATTGTCGAAATTGATGTTCAGGACGAGAAATTTCAGTCGTTCCTGGAAAAATTCAATGAATACCAGAAAGCACTCGGCGAATTACCTGAACAATGGCGGGGGGCGGTTCACGGACTCGGCGAGGCCGCAAAGGAGACAGAACGTGTCCGGGATGGTACGGAGGGGATTACAAAAGCGTTCGCTGATGGCGTTGCGGCGTTAGCATCTGTTAATGACGGCCTCGATCGACTCAACGGTAATCTGGAGAAGGCCACAAAAACCCAGACGGAGTTTAACAAGAAGTCCGGCGGTGCGCGCAATTTCCTGAATAAAGCCAGCAAGGATGCGAAATCGCTGGCAGGTCATATTAAAGATGCCACAACCAGCCTGCTTTCATGGGGAACCGTTCTGGGGCTTTTTTCCGGGCTGGCTGGTGCGGGCGGTCTGTGGGGGCTTAACCACCTGGCCGGCAATGCCTCCGCACAACGGTTTACTGCGATGGGGCTGGGGACGACGGCAGGTGGACTTAATTCGACTGCTGTCGATTTTCAGAAAGCGCTGGGTAATCCTGTCGGAACTCTGGGCGCCATACGTGATGCGCAGCTTGATTTGAGTAAACGCTGGCAGTTCCGGGCAATGGGAGTCGATAACCCGGACAGGGATCCTGCTGAGCTTTTACCTGAAATGATAAAAGCGGCGCGTGATATTTTTGTGCGTAACGGCAGTACGCATCAGGGGGCGGAAGCTTACGGGCTGACGAACTATTTCACCCTTGACGATCTGAACCGCTTCAAAAAAATGAGCGATGAAGAAATCGATGCGATGGCGAAACAGGCACAGCAGGACACCCGCCGCCTTCAGTTGACGGACCAGCAGCTTCGCCAGTGGCAGGATTTCAACATTCAGCTCGACCGCAGTAAGGTCAGTATCGGGAATACGTTTATCCGGGGACTGGCACCGCTGGCGCCGGAGCTGGGAAAACTTTCGGATGCCTTTTCCGGCGCGATTGAAACGGTCCTTAAATCGCCGGAACTGGGAAAATGGATTGATGGCCTTTCAGATGGTATACGCCGGTTTGGTAACTATCTGGCTTCCCCCGAATTCCAGAAAGATGTTGAAGCTTTCATATCCGGTGTGGAGCGGCTTGGTCGGGTTATCGGCAAAGTCATTGACTGGATAAGTGGTAAATCCGACATCACGGCGGATGACATTAAATCCCGGTCATCGATACTCAGCGACGAGAAGCGCACCGATCCCGTTACCAGTGTGACTTACACCCCGGGTGGGGATGATGATCCGCGAGTGTGGTCGTGGCTGAAAGGGGTAAAAAAATTCTTTGCATCAGGGGATGTTAAGCCGGTCGACGGGAAACAGGCTGATGTTCATGCTAAGGGGCGAACCATTGCTGACAGGTTCAATAATCCTGCGAATTTACGTTATGCCGCAGGTTATGAAACCGCCAATACCAGAAGCGGGAAATTTGCTGTGTTCCCCAGCCTGGATGAAGGCGTTCTCGCTGCTGCAAAACAACTGCAAATATACGGCACAAAGGGCATCAACAATATCCACGATATTATCAGTAAATGGGCTCCATCTAACGAGAACAATACGAAAGCATATATCGGGCATGTTGTGAATGCGACTGGCCGCAGCGAATTCGAAAAGCTGAATTTAAATGATACCCGGACGCTCGCGAAATTAATTACTGCCATGTCAGTAAAAGAAGGTGCTGGCTCCCGGTTAAGTGAAGGGAAGGTTATACAGATTATCAATAATGCCGGAGGTCATTTTCAGGAATCGCAGAAAAAATCTTTGCAGGATATAAATCCATCCGACAGCGTGCGGGGACAATACCTTGCCCAGTATGGTTCTGAATTGCCCGGTACCAGCACAAGTAACCCTGTCGTACAACCAGTACAACAGGGTTCGGGGAAAACTGACCAGATACTGCAACAAATTCTGGATAACCAGAAGCGTGGTCATGCTCAGGGACTTGTTGTTTATAACAATACCGGCGGTAATGCAGTTGTATCCAGTACGCAACTTGGAGGGTTCGGTTAATGTCATTTACCCGCGAGCTCTACAAGCTCGGTTTTGAAATCTCCCCGGTTATTCTCTGCGATGGTGTGGCGCAGAGTATACCCGGCGGCATGTTGCCGATAGTTGCCCTGACCCAGAGCGCCAGCTACGTTTCAGGTCTGATGGGCGGGGCGACGGGTCTCACCGACCTGGATAAATATTTCTGCCACTGGTCAGCCGCAGCGGGCACGACAATGGTGGATTACGATATCGGTCGTTATCCGTTCGCTAATCAGAAGGTTGCCGCGAATGCGCTGCTGGCTCAGCCTCTGCGCGTGTCTATGCTGATGAATGCGCCGGTGAACGAGAATACCGGTGCCATGACAAAGCTGGTCACGCTCAGCGCGCTGCAGGCAGTACTACAGGGACATGCCAACCTTGGCGGAACGTTCATCGTCGCCACTCCGGCCATCATTTACAGCAACTGTATACTGAAGGCGGTACGCGACGTAACGGGCTCAAATGAACTGCTGCCGTAACGGCAATGGCTGTGGGAGTTTGAGCAGCCGCTGATCACCGAAAGTGAAGCGGAACAGGTGGCAAATAATTTTAAGCGCAGGATTGATGGCGGCGATAAAGTTACGGGCAACGCCTGGACAACGGCGGCGGGAGCGATTGGTAACACGTCAGTTGGTAGCAGTGTGACAAGCGCGGTTATTGGTCTTATCGGAAAGCTGAGCGGGGTAACTGGTCCATGAGTACCGCATTATACCCTTTTTCTGGCAATGAACAGAAAAGTATGGTTTTCAGTCCGGTGCTTGACGGGAAAATATATGACTGCCAGATGAAATGGAATATTTACTCACAGCGCTGGTATCTGAATGTTACGGATAATTCCGGCAATCGGAAATTAACCATTCCCGTTGTCGCGTCTCCAGCGGATTACGATATTAACCTTCTGATGGGGGCCTTTAGTTCGACAAAAATGGTCTGGAGAGTTGCCAGCGGACAGATTGAGGTGATTAACTGATGCGATATTATGATATTAAAATTTTTTACCCTCCCCAGTATCCCCCGGATCCGAACGCAGATACCCGAAAAATTTACAGGCATTACACCAGTGTGAAAAATGGCGTACATAACCCCGGGAGCCTGATGGTTGAATTTGATATTCTGCGTTTTGGGGAATCCACGCCGCAGGGGGAAACCACCATTACGATATGGGGTATCAGTCCGCAGGAAATGCAGCAGGCCAGACAGAATATGTTCGGCATGCCGATAGAGGTAAGAGTCGGGATGTCAAAAGGGCTTCCGCTGGCGAATGCCGGAAAATCGGGGCTGGTTCTGAAAGGTGTTATCTGGCAGGCGATGGGGAACTGGCAGGGTACCGAACTGCGTCTCGATTTAATTGTGACGGTGAGTCCGGTTTCTCATGTTGACCCGCTTCCGCTGGCTCCCATTAATTTAACGCTCCCCTGGAATAAAGGGCAGAAACTTTCCGATGCTCTGTTCGATTGCTTACGGACGCTTGGTGGTTATACGTTTTCAATCAGTATCAGCGACAGGCTTGTGAATAATTACGACAATGGTATGTATTGCGGGAGCCTTTCCGACCTTGCCGTGTATCTCAATACGTTCAGCAAAAGCATTATTAAAGATAAAAATTACGCAGGGGTGGAAATAGCCGTGGTGGACGGTAATGAAATCCGCGTCTACGACAACGACTTCGGCACTCACCGGGCTAAAAAACCGGAGGAAAGCGCTGCATACCGTAGGGACCACCCGATACAACTTCAGTTTACCGATCTTATTGGGCAACCCACCTGGATTAAATATAATACGGTTTCCGTTCCCTGCGTTATGCGCGGTGATATTCAGGTCGGAGATTATATTCTGATGCCGAAGGAATCCAGACCGATAATTCAGGCCGCGTCCTATTCGCAGTTTCGTGATGAATCGGCATTCAAAGGCCTTTTTCAGGTAACTTTAGTTCGTCTTCTCGGTAACAGTCGGCAGCCTGATGCTAACAGTTGGGTAACTGTTCTGGAGGCTAATCCTTATTCGGAGACACAAAAACAGTGAGCCTGAACAAAAAACTGAGTTTTGGCGGCAATATGAATAATTTCGCCGACCAGAAAATAGCCGCCGCTATGCAGATGGCCGGAAAGATTTTACCCGCAGAGGTCGTCAGTCAGTCCGGGAAAATGGTCACTGTTACCTTTTTGCTGCGGGACATTCCCTACACGTTACCTCAGTTGACCATTCCGCTATTCGGCCCTCAGTACATCAGATACCCGATGCAAAAAGGAGATAAGGGGATAGTCATCCCGGCGGATACCTACCTTGGCGGTGCCAGCGGCCTCGGAGGGGGAACGGCTGATCTGACGCCCCCTGCAAATCTCAGTGCGCTGGTGTTTTTACCCATCAGTAACACGGAGTGGGAGAACGTCGATGGTCAGGTACTGACGCTGTACGGACCGGAGGGGGTAACCATTCGTGAGGCGAAAAGTAACACTACGTTTCTGCTCACACCGGAAAGTATCACGATTGCCACACCTGAAAAATTCGAAGTGACGGTGGGCAGTACAGTTCTGACGCTCACCGCTGGTACCTGGTCGCTGACAGGGCAGAGTGGAACACTGACTGACAGTGCGGCCAGCACAAGCCCGAAAATCATGCTGGAGGGCTGGGAAAAGCTGGTTCAGTGGGTTAACAGCCACAGGCACAGCAATGGTAATGACGGACAGGATACCGGAGGGCCAACGTCACAATTCAACGGGAGTATTACCGAATGAGGACATACGGACGAGATAAAGACGGGAAGTGGGTAACGGTCACAACTGACGAAAACGGGTTTAACGATTCTGTGTATCTCACAACGCTGGTGCAGAATCTGAAGCTGTCCCCGCAGGAGTCCCCGTTTTTTGCTAATCACGGTATACCGGCTAACGGCTCAGTTATTCAGCAGATACTGCCGACTTTTTATGTTAACCGGCTCCAGCAGCAGTTCAGCAAATATTTTTCCTCTCTACAGATTGCGCTGGCGGATGTTGATCCCCCTGTTTACAACATTTCGGCGATTACTAACTCAGGCTCTAAAATAGTGGCTCAGGTGTATGTATGAGTGATTTACCCATTAGTTATGATATTGCCGGCCCTGTTCCTAAAACGACGGATGAACTCCGGCAACTGATTATTGATACTGCAACAGCGCTGTCCTCGGGGATAACCACAAATCTACCAGGATCGCTGATTGAAGATTTGGTCAGTACGAGCGTCGGTGCGCTTGTGGTATGTGATCAGGCGCGGGTTGACCTAATTAACTCATGCAGCCCGTATTCGGCAAATGTACACCTGCTGGCGCAACTGGGTGATATGTACGGCGTTCAGAAAGGGCAGGGTACCAATACATCGGTTTATGTGGTGTTCAGTGGCCCGCCCGGGTTTGCTATACCGAAAGGTTTTATGGTCGGGGATGGAACCTACACCTACACCGTTCAGCGTGACACGATGATCCCGGAAAGTGGACAAACGGAGCCTGTCTATTGCCTGGCAACAACCGGGGGCTCCTGGGCAGTACCTGCGGGAACTGTAAATCAGATAAAAACCTCAGTACCGAATACATACAACCTGACCTGCACCAACCTTACCGCTGGATTACCCGGCGCGCAGGAACAGACTTTTTCTTCATACCGTGCCCAGGTATTCCAGGCGGGTATGTACGGTGTACAGGGAACGCCTGACTGTTACCGGATTGAACTGAAAAATGTTTATGGTGTACAGGAGAATCTGATCTCATACCGACAGGCATCGCTGGGGGCATGGGTAGCGATTGCTGGTGGCGGCGATCCTTATGAAGTGGCTTACGCTATCTATAAAGCCGTGCCAGATATCTCCGTACTGACGAATGATGTAGTGAATCCATCAGGCGCTGCGGTGGATAAAAAAACGATACCGATCATTGTGTATCCGGATACGTATCACGTGCCGTTTGTAGTGCCATCATCACAAAACGTTACGCTTTTAATCACCTGGAATACAGCCTCAACCAGCTATATCGATCCAACCGGGATTGAAAAAGCAGTGCAGCAAAGCATTGCTGATTACATTAACGGAATTGCAACGGGTGAACCAATAAACATTTTCCTGATTCGGGATATTTTTCTTAATCAGGTTAAGGGGCTTGTATCTTCAAACCTTGTATCAATGATTGATATTCAGGTTGGAATAAACGGAAAAATTGTCCCACCTGCAACCGACTCCAGCCTGGTTTATGGTGATACTTACGCCTATTTTTCCACTTCATCTTCACAAATTCAGGTTAAGCAATATGGCAGCTCTTCTTGAAAGCATTATTCCGGCCTACCCCTATACGCAATATAATGACGATCCGGATATAGTTGCCTTTTTTGATGCTTATAACAAACTGGCACAGGGGTATCTTGATTACTTTAACAACCTGAATTTACCTTGCTGGACCTCCCCGGCGATTACCGGTGAGTTGCTGGACTGGATTGCGGCGGGTATTTATGGGGAATCACGCCCCTTGCTTCAAATCTCCGAGGATGCCATTGCTCGTGGGGCGTATAACACTATTGAGTACAATAATGTCGCGTATGCAAAACTGAGAAATTATGTTCCCGGCTCAGCGTCATATGTTCCGGACGACTATTTTAAACGGATACTGACATGGAATTTTTATAAAGGCGATGGTTCGCACTTCTGTATCAACTGGTTCAAACGACGGCTTGCACGCTTTATACATGGAGCTAACGGAATAGACCCACCTGTACAGTCCACTTTTGATATTAGTGTAATGCCCGATAAGGGCATTTTTTTTGTCTCCATTCCTGACTATGGCGATGGTGTCGGACACTTTCTTAAAGATGCAATTGACCAGTCGCTGGTGAAACTCCCTTTTATTTATACCTATTCGGTAACGGTGGTTGAGCAATGATTATTGGATTCGGAAATAATGTCGTCTCCTCACTGGCGGCTGATATTACCGCCAGCCAGACGACCATTCAGGTGATGCCTGGTGTGGGAGCGATGTTTGCTAATTTGCTGACCAGCGATTATGCAAACAGCTCAAACCCTCTTAAAACTTACGCCAAAATTACACTGACAGACGCAAAAGAAACAGTTTTTGAGGTATGCCATCTGACAGCAGTTAATAATGACATGCTGACGGTTATTCGCGGTCAGGAAGGTACAACAGCGAAGGGATGGTCACTGAATGACGTTATAGCGAATTTTGCGACGCGAGGATCTGAAAATCAGTTTGTACAAATTGAAGAGCTCCAGAGTGGGCATTATGTCGCTGGTGTGGCCGGAGGTACAGAAAATAATCTGACGCTGGAGTTACCAGCAACTTATTTCGTCAATGGTGGAGTTGACTGGACATTGCGCACTCCACTTGTGGTTATTCCGGCGCTAAACAATACCGGAGCCAGCACTCTGCAACTGACGATGGGAGGACGTGTGCTTGGCATATTCCCACTATACAAGGGGAATAAAGCAGAGTTATCGGCCAATGATATTATTAAAGATATTCCTGTCTTATGCGTTCTGGATAATACAAAAACCTATTTTTCTGTGCTTAATCCCCTGGAGATTTATTTGGGATCACGGTATTTGCAGAAGGACCAGAACCTGTCCGACGTACCGGATAAGGCCAAAGGTCGCTCCAGTCTTGAGGTCTACAGCAAAACCGAAAGTGATGAAAACTACATGGCTAAAAGCCAGTGTGGTGCGGATATCCCGAATAAGCCGCTGTTTGTACAAAATATCGGAGCGCTCCCTGCATCAGGTACGGCTGTTGCAGCGAACAGACTGGCATCACGCGGCGCGCTTCCGGCACTGACTGGTGCGACAAGAGGCAGCGATAGCGGCCTGATAATGGGCGAGGTCTACAACAATGGCTATCCGACGCAATACGGAAATATTTTACGTCTGACCGGAACCGGTGATGGGGAAATCCTCATTGGCTGGAGCGGGACAAACGGTGCGCCAGCGCCCGCATATATTCGCAGTCATCGAGATACCGCCGATGCTGAGTGGTCCGAATGGGCGATGCTCTACACCTCACTAAATCCGCCACCGAATTCGTATCCAGTAGGTGCGGCGATAGCATGGCCGTCTGATGCTACCCCAGCCGGTTACGCCCTGATGCAGGGGCAATCGTTTGATAAATCTGCTTACCCGTTACTGGCTATAGCGTATCCGTCCGGCATTATCCCTGACATGCGGGGCTGGACAATAAAGGGTAAGCCCATCAGTGGACGTGCTGTACTGTCGCAAGAAATGGACGGCAACAAATCGCACAGTCACAGCGCCAGAGCGCAGGATACTGACTTAGGGACAAAATCTACCTCATCCTTTGATTACGGCACGAAATCGACCAATACCACGGGCAATCATACTCACCAGTTCGGCGGTTATATCAATTCATACTGGGGAGATTCCAATCACACCTCATTTCAGCCAGGAGGTGGTGCATGGACACAGGCCGCTGGCGACCATGCACATACAGTTTATATCGGAGGACATGAGCACACCATGTATATAGGTCCACACGGACACGTCGTTATTGTGGACGCAGACGGTAATGCGGAAACCACGGTTAAAAACATTGCATTTAACTACATAGTGAGGCTGGCATAATGACTTTTAAAATGAGCGAACAGGCGCAGACAATTAAAATTTTCAATCTGCGTTCAGATACTAACGAATTTATTGGTGCAGGTGATGCGTATATTCCGCCGCACACAGGACTACCGGCAAACTGTACTGATATCGCCCCTCCTGATATTCCCGCCAGTCATATTGCTGTATTTGACGCTGAAACCCAGACATGGAGTT